TCACCCCGCAAAGCTCATGAGCTGGGCGGCGGCGTTCTCGGCCTCGCGCTGGGTACGGAATGTCCGTGATAAAATCCATCGCCAGAGAACATCAAGCGCAGATTTATACAACTGCTGAAATTCGACCTCATCCATACTGGAAAAAGCGATGCTGCGGGGATGTTTGCGAAGGGTGCCGTCCGGTAACTGGATGGCGTCATAGTGACCAGCCTCAACCGTCACCCATGCGCGGTAGGCATCGAATGATTTACACAGGCTAATCCCGTTTGTTACCCGGCGGTTTGCAATCTGTTCCAGATACTGTTCAGCCGCATCCAGTAATGCGCTTTCATTCCCGCCATATGCAGCGAGAAACTTTGCATAACCGTTTACCAGTTTGCGCTCATTGGCAGAAATGGCGCCGCCGGTGGGTTCCCAGTATTCAAACCCAAGATTAAGCAACGCGAAAAAGCGGCGATGGAATGCAGGATTCCTCACCTGACGGAACTCAGCCACCAGCACGGCGCCGAGTTTGATTTTTGATTGCAGAATATCACTGGTCTCCGGCGTTGCGGGGATCAGAATTCCAGATGACTGCTTGATGAGTTGTAATTCGTGCGCCATGGTGTTCTCCGTGGCGCAGCAGGTGCAGGTTGTTCAGGCCTACATTTGAAGTGTATCAAAGCAACGGGTAATTCGATAGCCTGCCTTTTCTAACATTTGCGTAAATAATGTTGGAGTTCCAACTATGTCATCAGGGTGAAGGGGAACAAAAGATATCTCGTCACCACGACGATACATCAGGGCGCGTCCGCTATCCGGAATACTGCCGAACCTTGCCACTACACAATGATCGTAACAACGTATAACCGCATACCCTGATTCTGGTAAGTCTTCTAACATGTAACCCCCCGTCACACTGACTTTATTTCTGGAAACGTCTGCGACTCCACGATGCTTAATATGCATAAAACCAGTCGTCAGCGCTTTCCCACGTTTCCTGCAGAATGCTCTGTATACGTTTTTTATCGCCATCAGCAGCACCGACGATACTCAGACCATCCTGACTGCCTCGACGGATGGTTAAGTTGCAGTTTTCATACTGATTCTGGAGACGGGTAATTAATTCTTTTTCAAGCGCAGGAACGGCACCTTCCGGAAGCTGTTTTGTCCGGCTGATAACAAGTTCAATTCTCATAATTCCCTCTACATTTAACTACTGTATATAAACACAGTATACCTGTTAGAAAGAATATTCAAGAGGTGAATAGCACTTTTTGCAAAAGCTAGCCTGTTGTTTCATATCAGATTTCAGGCGGAAAAACCCGCCGCAGCGGGTTATGACGCAACACTTCATGCCGGAGTTTTCCGATCCGTCTTGTTGTGAACCTCCCAGAGACTAATGCCGCAACTGAACACAAACTCAGCCAGATAATTTAAACCGGACCATTCCCGGATGCCGCCGCGCGCCGCTTCCACAAATACAGCGATATCCTGATCACGCCACACTCCAAACAGGCGCCAGCCACCACTGTCAGTCTTAACGGCTGCTATACGCGTCAGAACACCAGTCTGGTACAGGTCAGTGAACGCAGGTTTCTTCCTGGTTATTATTCGCATATCTACAAACCTAAGAAATGTTGATTACAAATCACTGATTCGTATTTTTTGATTTTTCACTAATGCCGATCACAGGACCGGCATGTAGATACGGGACATTAGCTCTGATCTGGTTCTGGTGCTGCTGGCAGCGGCATCCAGTGGCTTACACCGATAACTTCCATACCCTCCCAATAGTCAAAGAACCCATCATCGTCGTATGTAGCAACGAACATCCCCTGACCCAGACATTTTCCGGTAAAAATTGCGATGGGTTTAGATTCATCATTATCTGGCATTCGCTCACTACAGTTTATCCAACCACCCGGACTTACCGGAGAGTTGCCATTCACATCGAAATTTGGCTTTGCGTCCTGAACCAGAAGGATGTAACCGTTCTTAGCTGAATCAAGTTCTGATACCTCGTTGACAGTACCGAAATAGCGATTCCCGGCATCAGCATCACAAGTGCTGACATCAATGGACACCTCCATGCCTTCGATTAATTCTGGCAAGTTGTAAGTTTGGCTTACAGGTTGGTTTAGTTTTTCTAAGTCATGATGCAGGGCGGCGCGAACTGTACGCGCAATTCGTTCACGTAACTGTTGTGTGCCGTGATACTCAATAGCAATATCGCGCAGCTCGTTAACCAGTTCTCGGATTTGATTCTCTTTCACGATTTACCTCCGTTGAGCATGGCAGCTCGGCAGGCGCTCCACATGTCAGCAGCAATTGTGCACGCATATTCATCTGGGTTAGCCGTTGGTAAAATGCTCTTAATCACTTCGTAATCAGGTTCAATGGCAGGAGGAACTACCGGCGCTGGCTGTTCTTTGATATGTAGCCGCGGCTCGCCGTCTTTCGGCTCCGGCCACTGGCGGGACTTGTTTATCTCCAACTTTTCTATCATCGCCCTCGTAATGAATTCGTCGGAAATTCCCATGCGCCGCTGGGCATCCCACAATAAAAACTGCATATCAGCCCATTCAAGCGGGTCTGATGGGTCGGCAGCGGCTTCCAGCGCTTCTTTCGAAAGATGTTTAAGCGGGCCGACTGGACCAACATCGCCGAACGTCTTATCTGACCACTCGGCGTGCTTGCGGCGAATACGTTCGCGTTCTGGCGCTTGCTGCTCTTTACTAACCAAACGCGTTATTTCTGATTCCAGGAGTGAACCTAAAACTGTGTTCGTGCAGTGTTCAGCCCATTCGTTTTTTTCCAGCAGGCCGATGATATTGAGCATATCCTTGTAAACGCCTGTTTCCTGCACTGGCGGGGCGGTTCTGAATCCAGCATCAATCAGCGCCATCGTTACGGCGTGGATGTCATCCATAACCAATTTTTCTCCTGCCAGATTCCCTCCCATCTTCCTGACGATAATGTCCTTCATCATGTCACGCTGTACCTGGTTATACGCCACAGGTTCAGCGGTAAGCGCTGCCAACGCTATTTCAGCTAATTTTAAATTCGCCGCAGCTTCTACTGACTCCGGGGCATCCTTTAAATCTCGCCCCCTTTCAGCTACAGCTACTACAGCCCAATCAATCAGGCGCTCTTTAGTGAATTTACTGGTAATAGTGGTCATCTCAATACATCCTCCACACTTATTAATCCTTTATGGCTCAGATAGTCCATTGCTGCGCCGTATAACTTGCTGTTCGGCTTGGCGTTTCTGAGTGAATGGGCCAGGCGTTTAACCCACATCGTTAATTCTTCCACTTGCTTTTCTGCCCGCTCTGCTCGCTCACCCTCTGATTCTGATAATCCGTGGTAATGCCACTTTTCAGCCTCGTATGCACTGGCGTAGCCGTTTGCACTGTCCAATTCATCCAGCAGCGCCAGCGCGACTTTCGGGTTAAATGCAGCAATAAATTCAGCGTTGGCCTCAGCATTCGGCTGACAATCAAACCCACCCCACTTAATAACGTTTTCACAGCGCTTATCTCGCGGGGTGTGGATAGAAAAAGTTTTAGTATCGATATCAGAAAATAACATCCAGGGGCCTTTTGTCGCTTTCTCCGCCACTTCACGCAGCGCCTGTTTGTCGATGTTCATGCTGCACCGCCTTCAACACGTTTAAATTCAATCACCCACACCCACGGGTTAGCCTGCCAACTGTCGTCGCCGTAGATGGATTTCCACAGATATCGGAAACCATCAACGAGCAAAACACCAAACCCTGTATCAGTTACTCCCTCTGCTTCGGCGTCGGATTCAGTAATTGAGTTAAGGCGCTCAACGCGCACATCGGTGATTTCCAGCGTGATACGGCTGGACCAGCGCGGCATATGAATAGACGGCGTCCACTTCTCTGGTGTGGCCGGTTTATTGCAAACCGCAACTGGAACGCGATGAGTTTGCTCAGTCCAGGAGTTTCGGACACTGGCCCGGTAGACCAGCGTGGCGACATCCGTTGCCCGGCTATGCACACGGAACGTTTCGCGCACCCAGATGCGATCGCCGACCTCGCCAAATGGACACGTAAACCAGATATCACCGCCGCGTTCACAATCCTCCGCCCACGGCCACAGCGAACCATCATCACGTTCGGCAATTTCAGTGAACCGCGTCTGTTTCCATTTGATAGGACGCCGCGTCTGCGTCTTGCGACCGGATAAAATCGCGTTCACCATCTCGGCATTAAAAATCATTCCGCGCTCTTTCACTGGGCTGCCTCCTGGCGAAACATCATGATTGTCAGATCGCCTTTAGTCGCCAGGCGAACCGTCGTTCCGGGTTCTATGCTGGACAGGTCAAACGCATCGTAAAATTCGTTTACTGCTTTTTGCCGACGAGATTGCTTTCTGCGCCTATCCCATTGCTTTAGCGCAACGGAGATAAACCACTGACCCGCTCTGAACATGATGAACAGCCACCCCATTAAGGCGAGACCGACATCTAGAATGGTGAGAATGCTCATTTGGTTGCTCCTGTTAAATCAGACCGGCGTCTTTGCGTTGTTTGTATTTCGCCATTAACATCTCGGCTGGCGTTGGACCGCGATCCCGCGACGGCGCGGCTAAAGCGCGACGAACAGGCGGTATGGGTTTACCTGCAAGAACTCGCTTTTCCCACTCATGCAGAATGTCGCCAGCGGCCCGGTGCAGTTCTTTTTCGCTAAGCTGCCCTTCCGTTCCCCGGCGGCGCAGCTCCAGGCAGACGTGGTAATACAGCGGGTTTTTATCCCTCCAGGGGAATTGCTCACTGGTCGGATAACGGAAAACAAGCTTCCGCCAACGCCAGTATTCGCCCATGATGTCGTCAACACTGACCCCGAGTACTCCACTCCCCTCACGGCACCACGAAATAAACTGACCTGGCGACGGCCAGAACGGAGACTGGCTGGAACGGGCTTTCTGCATTCCGGCGGATAGCTGCTTGCGGGTGCGGATGCCATTTTCTGAAAATGCCGCTATCCATTGCTGCTTAGCTACTCGCTCGTCAGCATCGGAGCGGAGATTGGTTTGCGTCGCGGCCGGGAAAATCTGCTTCAGTTGCATGAACAGCGCGTCAACAAGGCGCTCAGCGTCTGAATTCACAACCCGGCCATGCTCAGGGTTGCCCCCGGCTATGCTTGCCATCGCTGCGCCATCCCGATTGTTTATTGCGCGGTAGAGTTCAGGTTTCATAGGAAATCCCTCCATGCATCCGGGCTGTTCCAGTGGATACTTTCCTGATCGATATCTCTGCTGCGCTTCGCCTGTCCGTCAGGTTCGAACAGACCCTGCCAGCCATTCGCAATACTGCGGTTAATAATTTCTTCAGGTGTGTATCCGTTCAGCCTGCAGCGGTCGAGCAGGTTGATAGCCTGCGTCACGGTCTGCTGAGACTTAATCGGCTTTTTCAGGTCACGGCGGTATTCAACCCATGAAGACCAGGTGATCGAAGACAGCCAGTCAGGCAACTGAACACTTGACGCATCGAACGAAACCGCCCGGGGGGATTTAGGGGGGTTATTACTATTGTCTTTACTGTCTTTTGTAATAGTGTCTTTTGTGTTTACCTGATTTGGGTAATAGCCGTTACCTGATTCGGGTAAACTTTTCTTACCTGATTCAGGTAAATTTACCTTTTTCAGGTAAGTTTTTTTTTCTGTACCTTTTTCAGGTAAAGATGACCATTCGCTGACCGTTTTATTAATCCCGATAACACGACCGGTTTGAGTTAATATCCCCCGCTTAACCAGGACGCTTTTTGCAGCTGAGCACTTATGAGGGAGAATGCCGGTCAGCTCCGAGATCTGCTCGTTACTGACCCAGTCAGATTTCTTATTGAAGCCGTATGTTTTGCGCATGACAGCCATGAACACCAAAAGCTGATGCTGCGACAAACCTGCATGCATTACAGCCTCAAGGATCTCATTGGCGATGCGCGTAAACCCATCATCGAGATCTGCCACGCGCGGCTCCTTATGTGCCACGTCAGGCACAGGAAAATTGATTACTTCGGCAGTATTTGCCATAATTACTCCTGTGAATTGATCCAGTTAATTCCACCAGAAAGCCGTTGGTGACCCCTCACCGCGGCTTTCGCCTTTTTGGTTGCTGCCATTTTCAGTCCCACCCCAGCGCATCCGGCCTGGCTCGTTCAGCCTTTAGCCCGGCATCAGCGAGAATCTCTACGGCTGTGAGATAGTTTCTGGATACCAGTACCGCCTCCGGTGGCGCGGCCTGAATCCCAAGAAAAGCCAGCTCTTTCGCCATGTTGCAGAAATATCCCTCAGCTTTACGCCTGCTGACTGTCGACTCGCTGATGCCCATATGCTCGGCGTATGATTTCTGCCCTACTGATGCAAGCCGGTTGAGCAGGACGCTCTCTATCTCAATCGGGTTGATTTCTGGTGGGTCTAACTTTCGTGCAATTGCGTTCTCCATGGGTAAATATCCTCTATGGTTATTTGGCTGATGCCTCTTGGCTTGGTAATCCATCTGTTGGGTTTGGGTAGAGATCAGGACGCAGTTCGTGTGGGGTGACTTTCCAGTCAATAGCTCTTGCCACTCGAACTACAAGTTCGCCGGGAACTTTGTTTTTAAACCAGCCGTTAACGGTCTGAGCACGGCGACCAAGTCGGCGTCCCAACTCAGCCTGGCTACACACGGAAAGGATCTTGCGTTGAACAGTTACTTTCATTGGTCGGTCTCATTGAGTGAAGATACAACCAATTATTCAAATTTAATCGATACTGTCAAATTATTTCGATAGCCATACCTACAGAAAAAATCTGTATAATGAAACCATGTAATTGTGCGAGAACGAAAAATGAACTTTGGAGAGCGTTTACAAAGAGTGCTTAATGAGACTGGGATCACCCAATCTGAGTTAGGTCGTAGAGTCGGCGCTACCTCTCAATCAGTTAATGGTTGGTGTCAGTCCGGCATTCTTCCCCGAAAAGATATCTTAGAGTTGTTACCTAAGGCCACGGGTAAGCCGTTGTATTGGTTCTTCATGGAGGATGATGATGAATCGGATGTGCCTGAACGTCTAACACAAGGTGGTCCAACAGATCTCAATGACCGACAAAAGCGGCTCTTAGAAATATTTGATCAGCTACCGACTGTTGAACAAGACCGTTTTATTGAGCTGGCAGGCACCAGACTTCAAGAACTAGACGATTTCATGGCTGAATACCAAAGACGCAGAAAAATCGAGCCTCCTTCTCGCTAAACCAGCTTTAAAACTACTAACCGCCTTAACTGGCGGTTTTTTTATGTCATTAATTCACCCACATCTCGCTTTCTTAATCTTCCCTGTAAAATTAATCATCAAATTTAATTGACATGTATCGATTAAATCGATAATACTTAACCTATCAAACGCAGCAACGAGTCATCAAGGCAGGACGCCAACGAAGTAGCCGCCCGGGGCATACGAAGACCGGGATGAGATGGCAAGGTTAACGCGCAGCAGGTTTAAAACGTTCCGCTGGCCGGCGATAAGGCAAACGAGGGTGAGATGGAAAAAGCATACGAAGAATACTTTGAAGGTCTCGCCGATGGTGAGGAAGCACTCAGCTTCACAGAATTCGTGGAGGCACTGTCATGAAAATCGATTTAGATCTCAAGGCCCAGGGTGTTGACGTTTCAACCAGTGGTTATCGCAACTTTGTGAACGCCGAAGTTCGTGGCGTTGAACTTGAAGATGTACTGGAAGATATCAAAAGCGATGTGCTGTTCTCCGCTATCGACCTGTCTGATTACATCGACTGGGCTGACAACAACAGTAAGTTACCGGAGATTCTGGACCGTCTTTCGCCTGATGAAGTTATCAGTTGGCTCCACGAAAACGGGCATCTGGAGGATAACGATGATTGATCACTACAAACTTCAGGTCGCCCAGAGTGAACTGGCTATCGCAGCCTGTCTCGGTGATGGCGAACTCTGGGAACGGGCAATGAAAAAACTGAGCATTGCCATCGGCCTTCCCTGGTATCGCAGGAATACCGTCACACACTGACAAGCGTTTAAACATCACTGATTTTATGGGCAGACAACATGTTGCCGGGATTTCTACAAACCAAATTCAGGAGTTCAGCCATGAACGCATATCTCACTTACGACCGGATCGAGGCTCAGAACTGGACCCGGCATTACCAGCAAATCGCCAGAGAAGAGAAAGAGTCCGAGCTGGCTGACGACCTGGAGAAAGGACTGTCGCTTCACATGCTGGAGTCGCTGTGTATGGACGAGCTACCGCGTCACGGCGCCAACAAAAAAGCGATCAGTCGGGCATTTGATGACGATGTCGAATTCCAGGAGCGCGCGTCGGAGTTTGTGCGGTACATGGTTGAGGTGTTTTCCCTGCATCAAATTGATATTGAATCAGAGGAATAAGACAAATGAGCACAGCACTCGCAACACTGGCAGGAAAACTGGCTGAACGTGTAGGAATGGATTCTGTAGATCCGCAGGAACTGATCACCACATTGCGCCAGACAGCGTTTAAAGGTGATGCCAGTGATGCGCAGTTTATTGCGCTACTGATAGTCGCCAACCAGTACGGTCTTAATCCGTGGACGAAAGAAATTTACGCCTTTCCTGATAAGCAGAACGGGATCGTCCCTGTGGTGGGTGTTGATGGCTGGTCCCGTATTATCAACGAAAACCAGCAGTTTGACGGCATGGATTTTGAGCAGGATAACGAATCATGTACATGCAGGATTTACCGTAAGGACCGCAACCATCCGATCTGCGTTACCGAATGGATGGATGAATGTCGCCGGGAACCATTCAAAACCCGTGATGGTCGTGAGATTACTGGACCGTGGCAGTCACATCCCAAACGGATGTTGCGACACAAAGCAATGATCCAGTGCGCCCGTCTTGCCTTCGGTTTCGCAGGCATCTACGACAAGGATGAGGCCGAACGCATTGTCGAAAATACCACGTATACCACAGATCGCCAGACGGAACGCGACATCACTCCGGTTAGCGATGAAACCATGCGGGAAATTAATGATCTGCTGATCACCCTGAATAAAACATGGGATGACGATCTGCTGCCGCTCTGCTCCCAAATCTTCCGCCGCGATATTGGTGCATCGTCAGATCTTACGCAAATCGAAGCAGTGAAAGCCCTCGGATTCCTGAAGCAGAAAGCAGCAGAACAGAAGGTGGAAGCATGACACCAGAAATTATCCTGGCTCGTACAGGTATTGACGTTAGCAACATCGAGCAAGGTGATGAAGCATGGCACCGTCTACGCCTCGGTGTCATCACTGCTTCCGAAGTTCACAACGTCATTTCCAGGCCAAAGTCGGGCAAGAAGTGGACTGATATGAAGATGTCCTACTTTCTCACCCTTCTTGCTGAAGTTTGCACCGGCGTGGCGCCGGAAGTTAACGCCAGGGCGCTGGCCTGGGGGAAACAGTATGAGGACGATGCTCGCACCCTGTTTGAGTTCACCACTGACGTGAAGGTCACCGGATCGCCGATCCTTTTCCGTGACGAGGGCATGCGTACCGCCTGTTCTCCTGACGGCCTGTGCAGTGATGGCCGCGGTCTTGAGTTGAAGTGCCCTTTCACCTCTCGCGACTTTATGAAATTCAGGCTTGGCGGCTTCGAGGCTATCAAATCCGCCTATATGGCCCAGGTGCAATTCAGCATGTGGGTAACCGGGAGAGATGCCTGGTATTTCGCGAATTATGACCCGCGCATGAAGCGAGAAGGCATTCACCACGTGGTTGTTGAGCGCGACGACAAATACACGTCCCTCTTCAATGAAATGGTACCGGAATTTATCGAAAAGATGGACGAAGCGCTAAAGGAGATTGGCTTCACGTTCGGGGAGCAGTGGCGATGACGCACGCAACAACGGCAGTACTACCAGTTGAAAAAAGTGTTCCGCGCACCTGGCGCCGCCCGTTCCTGAAATGGGCAGGCGGTAAATATTCGCTGCTGCCGGAACTGGATCGTCTTATCCCGGCAGGTAAACGACTGATAGAACCATTTGTGGGCGGCGGTTCGGTGTTTCTCAACTCAGACAAGCACGAACGTTTCCTTCTGGCTGACGTCAACGCCGACCTGATTAACCTGTACCAGATGCTGGCCGTAGTGCCTGATTCGGTAATCGCAGAGGCAATAAAAGCTTTCAGACATCTGAATGATGCCGAAAACTACACAGTAATTCGTGAAGCATTCAACGCCAAGAAACTGAATGCGACAGAACGAGCAGCCGCATTCCTTTATCTCAACAGGCACTGCTTTAACGGTCTGATGCGTTACAACCTTGACGGTTTTTTCAATGTTGGATGGGGAAAGTATAAAGCCCCATATTTCCCGGAAGAAGAGATCAGGGCATTCAGGAAGAAGTCTCGCGCGTGCGTATTTATGACTGCGGGTTTCGAACGTACTCTCAGGCTGGCGGGTGATGGTGATGTCGTTTACTGCGATCCGCCATACGAGCCAATACCCGGCACCACTGGCTTCACTAGCTACGCCTCCGGTGGGTTCTCATGGGATAGCCAGGTAGCGCTTGCTGAAAGCTGCGTTGCAGCCCATCAGCGCGGCGCAAAGGTGTTTATCAGTAATTCTACCGCACCACGCGTTATTGAACTTTACGAGCGGCACGGCTTCACTTTGCACCGGGTCAATGCCCGCAGATCAATATCGAGTAAAGGCAGTACCCGAGAAACAGCGAACGATATCGTCGCCTCACTGGGGATTTAGTGATGATGAAACTTATTAACAGAAGCAAGCAATCACCAGTCGGTCGTCGCGCATGTGATATTGCACTGGCTGCGCATCATGAGAAGTTCGGCGATTACGGCAGACAAAAGCACGTTACCAATTACACCGTTGTAGTGGATGGCGTAAAGGTTCCTGTCGAAGTAGTTAACCGGGCCACCAGCTACGTAGCCACCGCAATGATCGGCGTCCGGAAACTTAGAAATCTGCCGGCACAGGCAAACTGAATATTAGCGATGGCCCGCTGCAGGGCCACTGGAGAAAACGATGAGCAACAAAATCGAGAACCCTGTCGTGATTGGCGGTATGCAGTGTGGGAACATTCGACGCCTAACTGCCAGCACTCTTTATTCTACTGCGATGGTCGCTGGTGCTGTCTATGTAGCCAGTCTGTGAGGTGGATATGAACGATATTGCACAGAACAATGTTGGTATGATTGACGAAAAAGAAGCTATGAGAATGATCAAAGTATCTTCACGGATGACCATTTCGAAATATACCAAGCTATATAATTTTCCAAAACCAATCCGAACTCACCCCAAACAATACCTTCAGTCTGAGGTGGTACAGTGGATCTTAAACGGGGGGATCAACCAGAAATCTTCCTGA